AGCCAGAGCCATAGCTATAGCCAGAGCCATTTTTTAAACTCTCCATACTTTTACTCCTTCAATAGAAGTTTGAGCAGCTATAGAACAATTGATAATCTCAATTGCTTCTGTAAGAAGCTGCTCATCAACGATAGGAGGAAACTTACAATTTTCAGGTTTTGAAGTGCCTTCCATAGCAAGTTGTGAGAGTGAGGCTGCACCATCCCAATACCAAAGACGGCGAGCTTGCGTGAGAGTTACCTCTTTGCCTTCACGGTGCTTGAGATAACCTGCGAATACGCCAGCGGAGTAAGTACGCACGATCACATACTGTAGCTTAGGCGTTGTTTTCTTTGCTGTTTTGCTGATTTCCATGTTGATTCTCCTGCTCCTTTAGAGACTGTATTGACTGTCGAAAACGAGGACACGCACAAGATGCTCCTGTAAACACATCCTGTGCATCACATACGCCGATGAGTTTATAGTGTTTGTCTTGTACATGTCCACATATACACGTCGGTTGTCGTTTGATTTGTGGCATAAAGCTATCACCTGCTATCTTCTCGGCGGCGGCGGAGTTGTGGTTATGCTACCCATACACTTACACTGCCAAGTAGCGGTCTACGACACTCTTCTATGATAGAGAGTGCCTCATACTGAGCTGGAGTTAACGCGCCGCGTTCTTTAACGCTGGCTTGTGATGCAAACTCGCTCAGTAAATGTGACTGTGCATGAGCCAGTATGAGATATGGATCACGCACACGATCAGCGTAGAAACCGCCGATACGCCAACAGAGATTAATCCACCAACGAGGTGTGCTCACTATCTCACCTCTGTTAATTCGAGCTGGAATTCTTGTCCAAGGCTTACAGCATTAAACACGTCTTCTGTTACATGCTCGCAACCAAGATTTCTGAAAGTGACAAGATACTGTACCTCAGTATCGTCACCTTGAGGATTGGTTTTGAAACATTGGCGTTTATCTACTACTTTGACTGTTTTCAAGATCATCTAAATTCTCCTTGTGCGAAACGCTTTAGATGCGATGCGCTCCCATAGCAGCAGGGCCAGTATCTAAGACTTGTGCTAGTCAGTGCCGGTATCATATGAATACCGAAGAAAGCTAGGTTAAACAAATCCGCAACTCTTCCTGCTGCTATGGCAGAGCAAGCACCGAGTCGTGACTTGTCTGCCTTGTGTGTTACGTGTGTAAACCCATTAGTTACGGTTCATATCAATATCCTCCTTAGTGTTACCTTTCACTTTTGTTCCGGTCCAGGGAACATTGTGTTAAAGCTTATCAAACTCCGGGTCAAACTCTATGCTAGTATCAGCGTCCACAGGCTCAGCTATCGCAGGCGCAAGCGCCGGCTCTGGAAGATCCTCAAAATCATTCAACGTAGGATCTTCCTTTAACACAGAATGACCAGAGTTCTTGTCTGCAAGAAAACTATCCTTGAGACTGCCTCTGTTTCTCCTGATCTTCTGAGCCTCTTCCAACATATCCCATTGCTCCTGTGTCACAGACGCTAAGACACGTTCTTTCTTCTCAGCTTCTATAATCTGTGCCATAGACAACGGAATCGTGATATTCATAATCTTGGCTATCTCTACCAAAGAGAGATCAACTCCCTTGGCTTTGATCTCTGCCATAGCTGCAGCAGTTTCATAGTTCTTTCGTGCATTGTGAAAATTCTTACACGCTTGAGAGAACTTTGCTCTCTCATCATAAAACTGTGCTCTCTCAAGCACGTTCGTTGAGTCTTTAAGATGCTTCAGCTTACGCATAAACATCTGATGCGCGCTACAATTCTTCTTATACACAAGCATCGCCGCACAGTATTCCGTATACTCAGGTATCTGTGTTCTTTTTACCGCTTTACCAAAACTCATTTGTGTCTGCCCTCACTCTTACAAGTATACGCGCCTCTGGCGCGGCTTGTCAAGGCGGCTGGTGACAGGTCAAGAATCAAACTCCTTGGCTAAGCCCTTTGGATTCATCGGCTTAGCTTGCCCCTGCCCTTACGGGTAGAAAAAACACCCCGCCGGTGAGGTCGTTTCGCCTCCGGCGAGGTCGCCGTGTAAAACCATAGAACCAACTCCCAAAGAGAGAAATCCTTTTTGTTCTTTATATATACTACTATATATAATATTATTTTTTAGATGACATTTGTTGACGTTGACAGAAACAAGAATACTGTTTACCATATGTCTGCGGCGGGCCTTTTTCGGGTAGGCACCTCACCACGGCGACTTCATTTCTACCCGTAGTAGGGAGCCTAGCCCAAACTCCTGAAAACAAACGCCTTACCCAAGTTTTCGCATCCTTGAACTGTCACCAGCGCGCTAAATTACTGTTCGGCTACGCCTTATCAGTAGAGAACGGTTTCGTTATATCATACGCCACCGCATCTGTAGGATGTTTTGGCTCGTGAGAGAGAGGATTCTCATCTGGCGTGTTCAATCTCACGCTATGCTCATGCTCAGAGAGAGTGTGAGAAGTTAGAGTCCTACACCAATAGCAGAGAGAGTGTGGCTTAAAAGAGAGAGAGTCCATAGTATTCTCCTAAAGTGTGCAAGCACACTGACAGGCCACTCTGTAGCATCCTTCCATGCTACTGTAGCCTGTCAGTAAGCTGGCCGTGGTTGCAGCTGTTACTTAATCATGTTAACGTCAAAGCCGTAGAAACGGCACAGAGCACGAAAGGCCTTTTCTTGAATCTCTGGTAGAAACGTACGCTTGTCGAGAAGCTTTGCTTTGAGTGCGGAAAGCAGCGTGCTCTGTTGCGTACCGCTGGTAATATCTCGAAGCTTGCCTAGTTCGTTCTCAGCGAAATCCTTGATCGCTTTCTCGCCGCTGATAAGGCTCAGATACCATTGAGCCAACGTCCCCAGATATACCGCGCGGCTCTCGCTGAAGATCTTCGAATCAGCTTCTGCCTTGATCGCGTGAATCGTATACAGCGTAGCGCTATCGGTGACGCCCATTTGCGCATACTCTGTATACTGATCCCGCTCGCTGTCTTTCAGCGCGGCCCAACGTGAAGCGAGGGCGATTTTCTGTCTCTCGCTCAACACATCCATAGGGTTAAAGCTTGCTACGTTGGCCAGTGTGGATGCTGCTACCGCTGGCGCGGTCACATCAGTAAGCTGTTCCTTCATTGTGTTAGTCATCGTCATTCTCCGTTTCAGAGTCTAGCTCTGAGCTAACAGCATGGATGATACCGTTAGCTCAGAGCTATTCATCTGAGCACATAGTCTCTGAGAGCCTGAGTGTCGCCACACATACGCGTTACACGTATTCGCCTCTACTATGCTTGCCTTTCGATTGTCATAGATCTAATATTACCGTGGCTCTGAGCCGTTATGAACTGTGTAACTGTCCACTCTTAGATAGTACACCCGTTGACTCTCTGTGAAACAAAACCTTAGTAACAATCTTCATACTCTCTAGTAACCATCTCTCTCATTACCATTGATACTATTGACAAGTCTATGCTCTCTGTGATACTCACTCTCATGTTACATCTCTGCTATCTCTTACATCTCTGCTGCATGTTACATCAAACATGTATTATGCGTCCTCCGCCTAAAAAATCTCAAACGCTCACAGAATTCGAGGGGGGCATCCCTACTAATTTTTTCAAAAAATCTGAAGCTTGTATTATTATATAAGATATTACCTAGCATAAGAATGTGTATATTATAAGGCCACAGGCCAACGTGTATGCAGCCAGCGGTAGGAGTAATTTTTGCGTTGAAAATAGCATCAAAGCCCTTGACACCGCCGCCGGTAGTGTGGTAGCCTTAAGGTATGGACAGCCATACGAGCGCGCGACCTAGCACAAAAGATGTCGCAGAGACAGCGCCAGTACTAGATCAGCAACGTCACGCTGATACCTCGCCGCTGCGCCGTGTGCTACGCGATTATTTCAATGCGTATCCCTCTATTACCGCCGCTCGCGTCGGTCCACAAGGAGATGATCTGTAATGGAAGATACTGCTTCTGATCTCATCAACGCAGGGAAGGATCTAATTCGTAAACCTGTGAACGCTGTGGCAAAGGTAGGGGAGACGCTGCATAATCTCGTCAGTCCTCCAAAGCCAGCATCAGGTACACCGATTCACTGGGACACGCCGGCGGAGAAGAGAGCACAGGAAGCTGCTACAATCGAATCTCATAAAGCGGCACGACAGGCAAAAACAGCAAAAGAATACAAAGGAATAGCAGGCCACTAATGTCATCTAATCCTATACATTTTGGTGGTAGCATGGGAAAGCCTGGGAGCTGGCTTTCTGCGAGTGGTCGTCTTAGTCCTCGTCCTGCGCCGGGAAAGACCTTTAAAGAGCAACAACGTTACACTCTAATGGCGCAGATGGAAAACGCCATGATTCCTGAAGCAGCTCAAGCTGCGATGCTATGCATCAGCAAACACCGTCTTCAACATCTAAAACAAAAACCCGACTACCAAATCGTACGTCTTGCTATCACTCACGGTATCATCATAGATCATGCTTCAAAGTCCGATATTATTCGTGAGCAGCGTAAAGAGATGTTGACTATGCTTCTACCTGAAGCATGGCAGAGTTTGGCGAATGAAATCCGAACGAAAGCAACTACACTTGCCGAGCGAAAGCACAAAGCTGCTATCGTTCAAGATTTGCTGGACCGCGAGGGAACGTTCGCCAAAGTTTCTAGGACAGAGATCAAACCTGTGGATGCGTTTGATTTTGAGAGAGCTGACGAAGCGTCACGGAGTATTATTTCTGCTATTCGTGGCGTTGCTCCAGCTCCTCGTGCCGCCGGACCCATGAATCCGCGAGATGCTGTAACAGCGTTCTTAGGAGAGCACACGGCGGCTGCCATAGAAGCAAACAGAGAGTTCTCGAATAGTCATACTCTAAGCGCCGTGGATCAGCAACAGGCGCTTAAAGCGTTGGAGCGGGCTGTGTTAGAAGACGCTGACACCGGCGCGGCGTTGCTTGAGGCTATGCCGCCGACGACAGAGAGTGTGCAATGATGAAGATTCAAAAAGAAGTCTTGACAGACGTCTTGTTTGCTCATTTTGATGATGTTAATTTTGATGAGCATCATAAGATGGATGAAGAAGAGTGGCGACAGATGCTTTCAAATGGCTACGTCGCTATCTACACAGCACGAGATGAACAGAACGATCTCGCCGCTGTGCTTGTACTAAAGTCTTCCTCTGTTAACACAGGAATGTGGTACTTTTATTCTGTGGCAGTAAACGAACAGTATCGCAAGATGGGGCTTGGGACTAGACTCTTTAAGATTGCTACAGAGAGCGAGATTTCTACTGGCATAATTAACTCTCACTGTCATGTAGACAACGTCGCCTCGATCAACTTTCATCAGTCTCTCGGTTTCAAAGTCGTGCAATACGTACCTGATTTCTATGGCGATTTTCAAGACGCTATCATGTGGGAGCGCCGGCGATGAAACTCAATCCCTGTAATCTCTGCTTCGAGTGGATGTACTGGGCAGAGATTATGCTAACAGACATACCATAACCGTAACACAAGGAGCAAAAGAAAATGGCATTCAGCTTTAAAAATCTCGATGAGATCCTCGAAGATACGTTGCTAATGGGTTCTATGGCGGCGTCGATTTTTGTGAAGAATCCTAACTCTCAAGCCACCGCAGGGAAGCTCATTAACTCTGTAGCACAGATGCTTCAGGTTATCGAAGCACAGCTTGGTCTAGCACCGACAGTTCCTGCTGCTACCGCCGCAACTCCAGCGACTGCTGTCACAGCAACGAAGTAAAGGATTCTATGCCTTTTATTGAAATTCGTAATGAAGAAACTCGTTACGAAAAAGAGTTTGAGAAGTTTGTTATTGAGCAGTTGTATGAGCTTCGTATGCTTGTGCATGAAATTCTCAAGTTTGTCAGTCCTTTCCCTCCTAGCACCGTGACTGGCGGTATAATCAGTCAAACAGGAGATACCATGCTTTCTATCACACCCGGCAACAGTCCTCAGTTTGCAATCACTCCCACCTTCAGCGGCGCCGCGTTTACCACGCTCGCTTCTGCTGCTTCGGTCGTGTCTAGCGATCCGGTTAACTTCCCGATCACGCTTGATCCTACAGATCCGACTGGTCTTAACATGACCGCCGTGATTCCTACCACAGCGACGCCGACTGGCGGCAGTGAAGCTATCACAGTCGCTTGGACTTATGTTAACGTCGATGGCTCTGTCGCCACTGTCGTTGGCACTGTCACTGAGACTGGTATCGTGCCTGCCTCTAACGTCACCGGCGGCTCGTTCGCACAAACTGTCTAACCTAGAAAGTAGCTAACGTTGAGTCAGCGCGAAGTAGATCAGAAGGTACGAGAGATTCTCCGCTCCCTAGAGATAGGAGAGACTGGAGACACTTTCGTACCTAGGTCTACGATCTTAGGTTACAATCTGATACCCACAGACATAGCCAAGACCTCAGACGAGAAAAAGCAAATCTTTCGCGCTAATGCTCTGATGGATCTATACTACTTCGCCACCGTGGTCATGGGTAAGAACCGCTTCTCTAAAAACCCTGACAAATCCAAGAACCTCCACTATCAAATGTGTCTCACGGTGATGAAAGATGGCCTTAAAGAAGGAATCGAAATACCTAGAGATCACTTTAAATCTACTGTCTACAGCGAGTGTTTTCCAATCTGGCGTGCTTTACCATTCGGTAAACGGGAAGAAGATTTCTTCACCAGTATCGGATATTCAGACTTGTATATTGAATGGATGCGACGAACGCATTCTCAAGACATTCGTATCCTCTTGGTCTCTGAGACAATTAAGAACGCTATCAAACTAGGTATTCGTATCTCAAATCACTACGAGAACAACGGATTCTTTAGACACCTCTTCCCAGAGATAATGCCTACCGAGAAAGAGACATGGACGAATGAGAGTTTGCATCAACGTAGAACTCCAGCCGGGCGTGGACAGGGCGAAGGAACGTTTGATTTTATCGGTGTTGGAGCGGCTTTGCAGTCCAGACACTATAACGTTGTGGTCCAGGATGATCTTGTCGGAAGAGAAGCAAGAAAATCCTCAGTCATCATGGCAGACACAATCGACTACCACCAGATTCTTGTCGGCGCCACAGATAGTGATCCCGATAATCCCGGACGAGACTTTGATGAAATCGTAGTAGGAAATCGCTGGAGTCACGATGATCTTAATAGCCACATCCGCAAGGAAGAACCTTATTTCTCTTGGACTACACACTCTGCTCTTGGTGGATGCTGTGCTCTTCATCCTTTCGGCGAGCCTATATTTCCTGAAGCTTTCACACGTGAGAAGCTTCTACGCTGGAAGCGCCGTCTTGGTAGCTATCATTTTTCTTGTCAATTTCTCAACTATCCTATTGATCCGTCTAAAGCCAGGTTTAATATGGCTGATTTTCGGTACTTCAACTTCGAGAAAGTCACCGGAGCGTTGGCGATTCCTAAAGAGTCTTCGGCGTCACGTCTCTTTGAGCTTTCACAGCCACAGCAGTACAGAATAACCATCCGCCATCATGTAGCAGAAGGGGATGTAGAAAAAGACGTGTTCCCACGCAACCTTGATCGTTATATGGTTGTCGATCCTAATCACGGCGGCTCGCACCTTGGACAAGAGGCAGGCAAAGAAGGACGATGCCGCCATGCTATCGCGGTGACTGGTGTGAGTCGCGATCCTCGTAGAATCTATCTGCTCGATCAGTGGGCTAAGGCTGTAGATATTAAAGAGTTTGTCAAAGCTGTGTTTTTCTTTGCTGTAAAATGGAAGCTTACAAAAGTTTACGTCGAGGCTGTAGCAGCGCAGAAGTACTTGCTCTATCATCTCAACGAGTTCGTCGTAGACCACAAAGGTTCACGACCTGAGATAGCAGCGATTGTTTTTCTTCCTCTCAAGACTCCACAGAAAGCTGGCGCCAAGGCTGAGAGAATCGAGAACTTTATCCCTACGGTCGAGGCGCACGAACTCTGGCTGGATGCTAACAACTGCACCGAGTTCAAAGAAGAAGCTGAAACCTATGGTCAGCGAAAAGGTTTAATCGACTTGCTTGATGTTATAAGCTACGGTCCTCAAGTGTGGAAATTTGACACACGCTCTCAAGAACATATCGAAGACTTCATGTCCAAGCAACGTGCTAAGTTCGTACGTCGTATGGCTGCATCAGCAGCATAGGAGAAAAAGTGGAGATTAACTGGGCTGCTATATCAGCGATTGTCTCTGTCATCACTCTTGTTGGTGTAGTGGGAGTCGGTGGTGTGATGTGGGGAACATTGTCTGAGAAAGTTGCAACTACTGTAGAAGGTTTAAAGACAAATGCCACAGATCATGCACATTTTGATACGCGACTAACAGCACACGAGGTGCAACTTGGGCGTCTTGAAGAGTGGAAGAATGGTTATAACGCAGCAGTACGCACTGGCTCCAGCGCCGGAACTAGAAAAAACGACGAACAAGTAACAGTGTAAGAGGCTGACTATGAACACGACTCAGATCGAACAATGGCTTCTTATCTTCTACGTTGCTAATCAAATCATGTCTGCTTTGGTGCAGGCTTTACCTGCACCAAATGGTAATCCGTGGTATACGTTTTTCTATAAGTTTATGAACTTGCTTGTGGCTGACTTCAAAAGCTACGCGGCGCAGTTTCCGACTCCGAAGCTTCCTGCTATGAAGTCGATCACAACAGGTGAAATCACCACAACTTCTGTACCCGCGCAGACCGAGGAAGTGAAGTAAATGCCCTATCAACCGCCTACGTTAGTTACTGAGAAGCTTTTTGGTCCGGATAACTACGCTGACCTGTGTATGTTTATCAAAGATAAATGCGCTCATCTTGATAGACGCTTGCAGACTTTCAGGACTGAGAAGCTGCCTGAGTATGTGCGGTTATACAAGGCTAAGCCTAAGAATGAGACGAAGGACTTTCCTTGGCCTGGCGCTGCGAATCTGGTAATTCCTGTTATCGGCACTGCCTGTGATGAGTTGCTTGCTCGTGTTATGGGCGGCATCTATATGTACGATCCTTTGTGGTCTGCGGTAATGTCTGGGGATTTGCCGACGAAAGATACGGAAGAGCTGAAGCTCATTATTCAGAACTTTCTCATGGATCAAGCGTATGATCCTGACGAGCTTGACCTGTACAGAGTCGAACAGAGTTCATGGCACAGTGCGATTAAGTATGGCACAGGAGTTATCTACACACCATACGAGTATGAGGAACAGGTTGAGCGTCTCTATGGTAGCGGTGGGTTAGGAGAAGAGCCGGTTACATCTACAGATCATGTTTTCACAAAACGTGATGGTCCTCATCCTGAACTGCTGCCGCTGAACAGATTCATCTTTGATCCTTCAGTTCCAAAGCTTGAAAACATGAAGTTCATGGGTCATATCGAGTCTCTTGATATGTGGGCTGTCAAGGATCTTAAATCTAAGAGTCCTTATTACAAACAGTCCGACATAGACGACTTGCTCAATCGTCCTGACGCCGTGCAAGAAACAGAAATGGAACGTGAGATAAATGCGCAATTTTCTATTGATTCTAGTGGAGTCGATACTGGCGCTGCTCGCTGGTATTTGTATAATGTCCACTTTACTTTCATTCTGAACGGCTTGACGTATGCGTTTCAGGCGAAATATCACAAGGCGACTGAGAAGATCTTGTGGATAGTGTTTAACAACTATCCTAAGAATATGCTTCCGTATCAGGATTCAAAGCTTGCATACGATGACGAGTCTTATCTCGGCACAGGGTTTGCTGAGATGATTCACATGGTGCAAAAGGAACTTTCACAAAACAACAACTGGCGTACCGACAATCGTAACTATGCTATGCTTGGAGCATGGCGCGTAGATCCTGAGTCGAAGCTCTCTTCTATGCTTGACATATTCCCCGGCGTTGCTATTCCTGCCCGAAAAGATGAGATTGAATTATTCAAGACTGGAATAGACGTCGGCTATAACGATGGTCCTGATCAATTTCACATGGCGATTGCTAAAGAACGTACTGGCGTAGATCCTGCGATGGGTGGTACTGGTGGCGGCATTGTGAACCAAAAGCGCGGTATTTACAGCGCCGCTGGTACTAGCATGGTGATGATGCAACAGAACAACAGGAACAGCCTTCGGACTGGTGATATACGTTCATCGCATGTGAAGCTTGGTTGTAAGTTTTTGACGATGTACTCATACTTTGGAATTGGAGAAAAGCTCAAAAAATATAACAATGCCGCTGATAAGCTCAAGAAAGCTTTAGAGCTTTACAAAGATGGCACGCTCGGACTGAGGCTTCGTCCATCCAGTGCCTCTATGAACAAAGAGCTTGAACGTCAAAATGGTATCTTGCTTTCTGATCGCCTGGATCGCTACTACGCTTCACAGTCTCAAATGATCCAAGCAATCGCTACTCCGAACATTCCACCTGACCTTAAAATGTACTACTGCGAATCTCTCCTTGCAACAAGGGCTACTATGCAAGCTTTGCTGCGTTCTTTTAACTCAGACAATACTGAAACACAGCTTCCTGCTGTGGAGCAGATTGTCGAAGCTGCCATGAAAATGGCTCAGGCACAGCCTGGAGCAGGAGCAGATAATGGAAATCAGCAAAGTAGGGGATCTTCTCCCATATCGCAAGTCCCTTCAGGAGTTGTGGGAGCGGGAGGAGTTCCAGCCGGTACTGGCTTACCTCAGTAGAGTGAAACAAGAAGCGTATGAAGCTATATGCGCTATTAACTTGTATGATTCTTCTGAGGAGATTGCAGCCAAGATAAGAGTTTATTTGACTCAACTTAAAGCGTTCAATTCAGCTCTTCAACTTCCGCAAGTGTTAAAAGAGATCGAAGATCGAAACGAACGAGTAGCAAGTAAGATGGAGCAATACCAAGCTTCGCAAGAAAGGGGTGAACTCTAATGGCACTATTTTCATGGCAGAAAAAACCAAAGGAAGATGGAACAGAGGAGTTTACTCTTCCTGATGAGCTTCAGAATCAGATTAAAGCTGGTGCTGATGCAGCGGCGCAAATGCCGAAGCTGATGGAGACTCTTAATGGACTTAAGAGTATCATGGAAACACAGTCAAAAGCGCAGAAAGATAAGGAAGACGCTGAAGCAGCAGCGGCGTTGAGGCTCAAGAATTCTAAGAATCAGGAAGAGACTGATGCTGAGATCGAGGAATTGTTTCTGACTGATCCAAAGGCTGCTATAGCCAAGGCTACTCAGGGACACACATCGGCTATCCTGACGCTGAATGCTTCTAATATTCGTCGTGAAGTGTTTGAGGATGAGAAAGAGTTTAAGTACTATCACGGCGATATCAAGAAAGAAGTTGACACTCTTATCGCCGGCCAGACGCTTCAGGCTCGGAATGATCCCTCTGTTATCAAGAACTGTTATCTCACAGTTCTTGGTCGTCATAACGACGAGATTGTAGAAGGCAAGATCAAGAGTCGTTTCGCTGGATCTACAGGAACCGGTGGCACATCTAACGGTTCCGCTGGCTCAAGCGGTGCTGCTGACGACAAAGCTTCTATTCTCCGCGGTCTTGAAAATGATCCTATGGTTCTTAAAGCAGCTCGTACTCTTGGTATGAAGCCTGCTGATTACGCTAAGATGTTGGATGAAGAAGGGATTGGGTACGCTTAATGCCTGAGATTAACCATAAAACTCCTGCTGTATCGGAGCCTACGCAGGCAAAAGAACTTGCTGCTGCGATGCTCGATCCTACGAAGAGTGCTTCTGAGCTTGAGAAAGTGATTGAGGGAATTCTTAAAAAGAAGCACGCTGCCGCTGTAGCTGCGGCGCAACCACAAGAGCCGGACTGGTCTAAGATCACCGAAGCCGACTCTTACAACATGCAAATGTACATTCCTGTAATTGATCATGATCTTCCTGATTACATGAATATGAAGTTGAAAGATCCTGAGTTTGAATGTGTGTGGGCTTCAACAGATAATCGTCGCATTGGTCAACTCTTAGCTGAAGGTTATGAGTATTTGAAGCCAGAACACATCCATCCTGGGTTCAAGATCCCTTTGCCCTTCGACTCTGAGGGCCACTATATGTACGTTGACGTAGTGTGCATGAGAGTCCACAAGCGTATTCTTTATGGCAAACGTCGTAGAGGCTTGGAGCTATCTCAGCGTCAACTAGGCAACAACAGTCGTCCTCCTTCAGCTCGTGTAAAAGGCACGTTTGAGCTTGGAGAAACTCCCACTCTCGGTGGTGGATTGGATTTTTACGATCCGATTATGTAACTAAACCTTAACGCGGCATAGCAGGATGCCCCAAAGCAGAAAACAGAGGAGAGTACTATGGCGGCAAACCTCACTACTCATCTGCCGATTATTCAAGTGTTGGAGAAGGCGGGAACCACGCCATATACTGTCTCCAATAACGAAGCGGCGGGGCAGACTTTTCTATCTGGAACTCCGGTACAGTTGAACGCTTCAGGCTTTGTACAAGCTTGGGACGGTACAACTGTGTCGCTTGGGATCCTAGGTATCTCAGAATCCTTTGGACTTAATCTCGGTAGCGCCGGTGCTGGAGCGCCTGTGCCTCCGTTTGGTGGAATCACAGGTAACATCGCTATCGCAACTTACGGCAACGTTCCTGGACAACCGGGCGGTGTCAATATTGCTATCGGTACTCCTGTATCCGATGGTCGTACACTCTACATGACGCCGAATCAAGACAACATTTTCTCGGCATTGTTTGACAATCTCACCGGCACTGTCGCCGCTGATTGGACTCCAGTTCAATCTGACATTGGTAAAAGCTATGGCTTGACCAAAAGCACAGGTGATGGAACTTGGTATGTAGACAAGTCCAAAACAGGTGGCTCTGCGGTTGTACAGATCGTGGCTCTTCCTAATGGTTCGGGCCTTAACTATCCTGTCTACTTCCAGTTCCTCACAACCGCAATCCAGATCAACTAACTCAAAGGAGATTTTACATGCCTCAAGTACGAGCGAAGTTTCCACAACTAATGCAGCCGGGGCTGAGGAAGATCTACTTTGACAGTCTCGATAACCAGCTTAAAGCTTCAGATTATCCGAAGGTCTTTCACGAGGTTGATTCGGATTCTGAGTACGAGCAAGAGCTTGAAATGGCCGGAATTTCGATTCTTCAGGAAAAGCCTGAGAACGCTTCGACTGCTTATACAGAGATGAAGCAAGGCGCTTCTAAGAGGGTCGAGCCGCTCACGTATTCCTTGGGTATCAGAACTTCCAAGGAATTGTACGATGATGACAAGTATGGGTTGGTTGGCAAGAAAGGACCGACGTTGCTTGCTCGCAGCGCAGCGTTCACTAAAGAAATGATCGCGTGGAATGTGTTCAACCAAGGCTTCACGTCACAGGTTACGACCTTTGACGGTAATCCTTTGTTCTACAACACCCATGCTCTTCTCGGCGGTGCGCAGGCTACGCAGATCGCTCCTGGAGCAGCAGGTGTTATCTCAGCGCCGGGCACATATCCTAACCGTCCCTCGGTGGATGTAGATTTCTCGGTTGCAGGGTTACAGCTTGCTACTAATCACGCAGCGCGTATGATTGACAACATGGGTTTTCCGATCAGACTGCGCTGGGTCAATCTCATCACGCCGCCAGAGCTTCGGTTCTTGGTTCGTGAGATCCTTGGTTCTTCTGGTAAGCCTTACACAGCAGATAACACCATCAACTCTCTGCTGCCTGAGGATTACAAGAACATCGAGGTTCCGTGGCTTAACTCTCCTAGCGCATGGTATCTTGTCGCAGACAAGGCGGATCATGCTTTGGAAGTTATCAATCGTGAAAAGCCTACTACAGACTTTGATGATGACTTTGACACCGATGCTATCAAGCAGAAGACTCGTATGAGAGTTGCTGCTTGGTGTCCACGGTGGCAGGGAGTGTGGGGAACGCAGGGACCGTAAACAGTTTCGTAATAGAGCATCATTACGAAAAGTGGAAAGGGGTCGAGCCTGCTCCCGACCCCGATCTGCTAAAAGGATCTGAAAAATGAGCTTCTTCGCACAAACCGGATTAAGGCACACCTTCTGGACAGGACCGTGGCACTATTGCGATCGGTGTGACAAGAAGTCGAAGATCAAAGAAATGAAATGGGAACGAGGCTTGTTGCTTGGGCCAGAGTGTCAAGACTCTAACGGTAAACCAGGACTTATCGGTGAACGAGACGTTAGAATAGCACAAGTCTTGACTGACGGCAAAGAAGAACTCGTTCCTGTAGACAAGCTTCGTCATCCAGATTTTGCAGAAGAAGTAGAAGATTTTCTAGTCTAGCGGCGTGCCGCGAGGAGTGACAAAATGAGTTTTACTGATGGTAAATGGGAACAAGGAACTCCACAGCCTGACGCACATCTTTGGATTGGCGCAGACGAGTTTGTGGACTTTGCTGCTGTGGCAACCAGACCTGCGGCTCCCGCACAAGGATTGCTTTACTTAACAGTTCCTTCTACTGCGGCAGCTAAGTTTTTCAAATCTCCAGAAGCAACAACTTTGCGCTCTGGTGTTTACGCATCATCAGCGATTGATCAAGAACAGTCTGGAACTGCTGCTTCTGTTCCTGGTCCTTCTACTGTAGCAAATACTGGTGGGCCTCTAGGACTTTCTGCTGGTTTTCCGCCTCTCACAGCAGCACAGCTTGCAACTCTTGGTAATGTTCAGCGTGGGCCGCTTGCTAAAGGTTGGCAAGTCAACTCGATAGATGTAGTCTATCAAGTGCTGGCTGTAACAGCAGGCGCAGCTACAGCTGCACTTACAAAGACACAGTTTCAGAATCTTGTAGCACCGGTTGTGACTAATATAATCGCGCTTGGTGCAAACGGTCTGCCTACTGCTATTGGCGCACAGCCTCAGGTTACAAACATTCCTGTAACCTCGCCTGCAATGATTGTACCAGCGCAAGCAGGAGACACAGGACTTCTTGTTAATATCAATCTCACCGCCGGCTCTGGCGGTACGATCAATTTTTATGGAGTGATGTTGAATTGCTCCTATAACCTTAACTAAGAAAGGAGGTAGCTTGTGGCAAATGATTTCACAGGCCGTATCTGGAAGGTAACACAAGCTGGATCAGCTCCTTTCGGTACGTTAAACGTCAAAGTCAAAGGTGGCTCGTGGACAGGTGGTACGTCCACAAACACCTTCACAATCACAGACGAAGCTGGCAGACTCTACACTTGGACTTGGACTGCTAGCACACAACAAATAACGTTTGGTGAGCTTGGTTGGCTCTCTGGACCTGTAACCTTCGGCGGAACATTTACTGGTGAAGTTGACTTGTATCTTGGTACTAAGTAAGCGAGGCTTCTAGTGGGGCATGTCAAAACAGAGGAACTCTCAAACGGTAACTATAGTCTTGAGATTACCTATGGTGGAAAAGAAGCTCCCTTCGGCGGCGTGGATTCGTCTGCGCCGCCAGCTTACATTGATCCACGGTGTTTTACACAGTGCGATGGATTTATAGTCGTAGACAACAAGTTGGTTGCGGCGTCTCTTGTTCCAGTACAGATTCCAGTTCTCTGGAACAGCGTTGCTGGCGTGACGCTGATTGGGTTTGGAAATTTTTATAGCTCTAGGTATGGTACGCTAAACTACGCTCTTGGGTATATCGCAATCGCCGTAGCGGGTTCTCCTACCGGCGTGCAGTATACGTTTTACATGACTTCTTGGATTCCTGGAAATACGATAACGTCCTATAATGATACGCTTCAGTATACGCCGTTCAACAGTGCCACACCTGCTATAGCAGCGTCAATCACACTTCAACTTCAGACTACTAGTACTGCAACGCCAGGCACAGGAGCGGTGGTAAATATTACTGCCTTGTCTAGTCTTGGTAGTAATTCTGTAGGAACACCGCCTAGTCCTTACGGTTGGTATCTTACAGGTATTCTACAAACTGTAACTATTTCTGGTGGAGTTGGTTATGCTGCCGGTTCTACTTATTGGGTTGTGCAGGGAACCAATGTCACTGGACAGATAGTCGTGACCTCTATTGGTGGTGGCGGTTCGATCACAGGTTTTACTATTGTTCCAGACTCGTTTCAGACAACTGGAGTGCTTAGTAACTCTGGTCAAGTTGTTACCTGCGCCGGTTGGGGTTATTCTCTTGGTTCTGCTACGCTGACATATACCACACTCAGTAACGTAGTGTTGCAAGTGAGTGGTCCGAGTGGTACGAATACTTACACCGTGCCTTCTAATGGTGTCATTGGTGTCACACCAACGCTTGCAAGTTCAGGAGCGGCTTTTGCTATAGGTTTAATTGCTTCTGGAGGAGTTATTTATGGAAAGCCAAATTTTGTAAACACAGGTGCACTTTATCAGCTTCCTCAGATTCTAGCAGGAGGTACTGGTTATAATGTCGGAGAGTTGTATAACGTACAAGAAGTCTATGCAAGTGGTAGTGGCTCTGTTGTTAATGTTGGTGACGGTTCAGCACAAGTTTTGATTACTTCTGTTGGTGTGGGTGGCTCGGTTACTGGAATAGAATTGGTTGCCTCTGGGACAGATGCTTCTGGCTATCTAGTTGGCGGTTCGCATATTCCAATTCAGTATTACTGTACATTAGTTCCTGCTGCTATACCTACACTTATCACAGGAGCAGCAATTGCGAATTATATTCTTAATACAATGGCTTCTGCGATAAACAGTGGTGGTACAGATTCTGCCAACGGCGCTGCTGATGCAAATGTTACTGCCGCGGTTAACATTGGTTCTAGTTCTCTAATTCTTACAGCCATTGTTCCTGGTGTTATAGGAAACAGTATCTCTGTGCAAGATTTTTCTACTATTACAGGTGGGAATCTTTATTACTACTATTTCCCTTGTCGTACACTTACCTATCTTACAGGTGGCTCAGACGGTGCTGGAAGTGGCACTGTACTTTCTACCCTGCTTCCAGCGCAAGCTTCGATCACAGCGGTAGGTGGAACACTCTACATAGGTAATATTGGACCTGCGATTATCAAATATGGCGGTCCTGGTGCTTTCGCAGTTTCCACTACGTATCAAGGTGTGCGTATACTTAGAAAGTTCGCCGGCTCTCTGATTGGGCTTGGTCTTATTCCTGCGCCGGGGACGATTGTAGCTTCTACAGATATGATCTTTGCTTGGACTACGGCAGGAAAGCTTGATAACTGGAATCCTCTGGATCTTTCTGGTAACATCACCGGCGCTGGTTTTACACAACTTGCTGACATAGCTGACTATCTCACAAGTTTGATTGTCACAAGTGGTACAGCGTTTATCATTCGTTCAGAAGGAATCAGTTACGCTACTGCGACAGGCAATGCGACATTACCTTTTTCTTTTGCTCACATCGGCCTCGGCGATGAAGGAGAAGGAGCGCAGGTTTCAAGTCTTGTATGTCAATATGATCAGACTGGAGCTTACGTCGGTAATTCAGATGTTTATCAAATCTCCTCTTCTATCTCTGCAATCGGTGCGAAAATAAAAGCCTTGCTTTTTCAAGCGCTTGCTTTAGGTAACTCTTTATTACTTAGTGCAAGCACTTGCTCAGTATACATAGGCGGTGATACCTTTGTTCTTGTGAATTTCCTGACTCCGGCTGTCGTACCCTCGCAAGGTCTAGGACTTCAAAGAATAACTAAGGTAAACATCTTTGCCTATAATACAAATAACGCTTCCTGGGTTACGTTTACTTATCCGGTAATCATCCCAAATACTCTTACACGACCTGTACTTACGACAGAGTTTCTTGGAGTTTTTGCTTCTAGTAATACTTCAGCAGGAGCTAATAACTATAATCAAAGTCTTTCTGTTGTAGGCATACAACTTGAAGCCAGTTCGTTGCATGGTTCAACTATTGCTCCGCCACAGTTTTTTGCTTTGCAAGAAGGTTTGACGAATATAAATGCTATCTCTCAAGCAAGTAGTGTGACGTTTGCACAAGAGGAACTTGCTTTTGGGAGAGATATAACAATCGATGCGTTGTATGTTTCACTGATAGGAAACTTTTCTGAGAATGTACAAGTAACTTTTAGTTTCAGCGGTGTGGTATTTGCTGTAGTGATTCTTTCAGCAGCTCAGTTTAACACATTGAACAGTAATCCTATCGAACTTCAGATTTTTCCAACAACCGTAAATTCTTCTGGAGCTTTTACCGTGCATGCTCCACAACTTCAGATTGTTGTCTCAGGACTTCCTGATAACGGGACTGCACAACTTCGGATTATTAAAGTAGCATGGTTCGGTTCATTTGATCCAGCACAGAGGCCAGTATAATGCTTCCTTATGATCCAAACACTTTCGCACATAAGCTTGACGACTCTCACAGACAATGGGTTCAGTCAGCACAGCAGGTTCTCACAGGTAATATCGACATGGGAACTCCGAATAGTAAGGATGCGACAGGACAATACAATAAGTTTGACAAAGGAAACGGTTCAGGGAATCTTATTCGCATTGGCGCCACAGGAACGACAGATAATGATTATACATGGCCGGCGTCAGGATCATTAGTGATTAACCACAAGCTTCTTCGTCAACCAATCGGAGCACACGTCGTGAGTTCAGACAAAGATTTACGCATCTGGCAACCGTCAGCGCCGGACGAGAATTTGATCACAATCACACCATCTGATAACACAGTAAACGCTACAGTGTACGTATTCTAAGGAGTCTACTATGAGTTTTGTTGCTCAGGATTGTACGACAGGAATTAGTGGACTTTTGATGAATCGTACCGTGGCGCCTATCGTTATGATGGAAGCTATCAGGAAAGCAGTGCTTGAGCTGACTACGGATTACAAGCATCCGTTGCTTGAGGATACGGGACCGATTACTAAGCTGGTGGCGTATCAGAATAACTACACACCGAGCTTCTTCTTGCAGACTCTTGAAGCGCCGTTGGATCTTAGCAAGGTTAATTCTTTCTTCATCTACAACAGCGGTTATGCCGCTCCAGGGCCAGGAAATCTTGTGACAAATGCTGGTTATGATTTGAAGTATCGTAGTGTAGATTCGATTGAGGTCTTGCTTAACATTCCCGGCTTGCCGATGTATTGGACACGGAACAACAATCAGATCTACATTGCGTCTATGCCAGACAGCGCGTATCCTGTGTTCATGCGTTATCAGACACAGCATCCACTGACGCAAACTGTTATCGACGATGCTCCAAGCACAGCGGCATTCTCGGCACAACAAATCATGATGGCTGACGAGTGGATGGAGATTGTAGAGTACGCTGCGGCTATCAGAATTGCACCTCAGGTAAACCTGGCAAACAAAAAGAACGAGCTTCATGCCTCGCTCTATGGCGATCAAAAGTTTCAAACCAGCAGCGGTATCGAAGGAGCGCCTGGACTTATCTTCCAGCGTACTTCACAACGTAATCGGGATCAATCCACCACAACTCGCAGGTTTCGCCTGAGAATGGGGAATTAGCATGGCGACGAATAACATGGTGCCGTACTCAAACAAGGTTGGAAATAACCAGACTACTCCTGGCGCTGGAGCACAGCCTCAGCTTCCTGCTATAGCCACTCCTAATTCAACAGCAGGCACAGGAACAGTACAAGCCTCTACGACGAATCCTTTGATTCCTGCTACAGCATCCACAGGAGCAGCGCCGACTTCTGTTGTTCCTTCTGTTAATGGGGGTGGTGCACTAGGAAATCAGCTTGATGATATTTACGGCGCTGGCGTAGGAGGATCGTTAGATTCTCTTATATCTTCTATGAGCGGTACAGACTCTGTCGTGCTACAAAATTATATCAAGAGTCTTCAGCCTCAAGAAGCTAAGGCACAGTCTAATCTCGATATGTCTCTTGGCGCTGGAGGAGTAGGTTCTAATTCTTCTGTCGCAGCAATTGGGAATGCGAACCTTCAGGCTCAGGAAACAGGTATGATCGCAGGAGAAAGTAATTCGCTGATACAAAACCAAGAGCAAACGACTGAGCAAATGCTTATGGGCATTGCTCCTACAGCAGCGAAGCAGGTGTCAGACTCTAGCCCGCTTAATATGATCGGACAGGTTCTTGGTGACGTTGGTTCTGTAGCAGGAGATGCTATGGGGCTTGATGAGGTCACAGGAGGCATGGGTGTAGCATCAAAGATGGGTTCTTTCGGCGGCGCAGTGCCTTCTGCTCCTACGTCGATGTTTAACGAAATGTCTCCGTTACCTACTTTGAGCTAGGAGTCAAAAATGCCTTTTCCAAGCGCAGCAGAAGTACAAGGTGTACCAGCAACACCCTCGGCACAAGCTAACGGCGGACTTGATATTGCAAGGCTGATTCAGAATATCTCTACGCCAATTCCGCAGGGCTTAATGCAGGCAGCAACGACACCTGTGCAGGGTGGACATGCTATGCAAGTACCTTCGTCATTACAGCAGCCGATTGGTCCTCATCAAGACAGACCGATGGATCAACGTCAAGTTGTTGGCAGAAAGGCTGCGAAGCTACAAGGCATTGGCAATGCTATCACAGGCGCTACCAATGCTATCGGCGCTGTCGTCACGAAGGAAGCGCAGATTAAACAGAATCAGATTAAGGACAGCGCCACTAAGCTTATTCAGACACAGCAAATGATCGACGAGGCAAAGCAGCAGTTAGAGTCTGCTCAGTCTTTGATGCAGAATTCTAAACCAGACGATCCTGCTCAAGCTCAGTACAAAACTATGGCGACAAAGGCTCAGGAGATGATTGACCAGAATACTAAAACAAAAGAAGGTATCTTTGCTGATCCTAAGATGCGGAAAGCTTTAGCTAAGGGATTTGATATAAGCTATACTGATCCTGCATCAAATAAGACAGAGGAACACGCTGCTGTAATGGCAGCGATGAAGGATGCCCGTGGTTGGCAAGAGAAGCGTCAAGCCGCCGAAAAAGCTAAGGCTGACTTCCAGGCAAAGAATAATCCTATAAGTGCGCAGAATGCAGGAGCGGCATTTGCACAAAGTCAGCCACAGGGGATGGCGCCAAACACTATTGCTCAGTCGCAAGTCTCTATGATTCAGGTACAGCAGAAAATCCAGCAGCAGACAATGAAAGATGTCATGACTTACCAAGCTGCTATGGCTGGGCATCGAGCTACTGTCACAGCGGCACAGTTAAGAACTCAAGCTCAGTCTATTCAACAACAGAACATGTTCAATCATCAACAGGATATGCTTAATCAACGTTTTGCACAGGCTCAGCATCTTCTGAAAGAACGCCTAAATAATGACTTTGCGCTTATCGGCGCCAGAGAAAAAGCTGCTCGTGAGCTTGCTGATGACGTGTACTCGGATAAAGAGACCGACCCACTTACAATGTACACAAAGTCCAATACTGCAATGTTGAAGTATCAGGATAATCTGAGTAAGAATCAGAATTTGCTGACTACGCTTATGGAAGAGCGTCAAAAACTCTTTCCCAAAGGAGCCGGTGCTGGAACTGCTGCTAAAGATCCAGAAGGCTATCAAGCTCTCAATGTTCAAATAGCATTGACGCAGCAACAAATCAAACAAAATCAGCAAATGGTTCAAAATCTTCAACAGCAATCACAGCAGATCAAAACCGCAACTGGCCTTAAGGCAGTAGGAGTTAGTGATGGCGGAGCAGCCTCAAACAGTACCGACGGGAACAGCCTCGGCAGCGAGCCAGACTTTACCGATCCTTCAATCTACGCCAACCAAGACGACGAAACTTCCGAGTAGTAAAGCAGCGTCGCCCTCTTCTTCTGTTCATCATGTCCCCTCAGATGCTCAAAAAGCATACATGATGCATCTTGGCTTTGTGGATGTTCCTAAGGTTCCTCTGTATCCGCAGGAGGATAAGTATGCTTCTATCAATAAACTCGACAAGTCGAAAAAAGTAGAAACTTTGAAAGATCCGCATCTTGTACCTTCTAAGATCGCGGATGGGTATGATTCTGTTGCTCACGCTATGTGGCTGTGGACACAGGTTGGAGCTAAGGCACGGAATGATATTCACATCTCGAATGAACAAGTGGCGGATAACTTCTATAAGCATGTTCTTGGTCCTGCTATGCAAAAAGCTGGCGTACAACCGATGAGTCCTGAGCTTTGGAGAAAGAAAGCTTATGACAACGACACTCTAGGTTACAAAATTGAAGATGCTTATGGAAATGATTGGCTTAACTCTGTAAAACATGGTTGGAATGCTGCTTTGACTACGGCTGCTGCCGATACTAGTCACATGGTTTCTATGGTAGGCGGAGCGTTTGATAGTGTGGTAGCACAGTACAGAAAAGAAGCAGCATGGAGAGCACAGAGTGATACTGCTAGGGACGTAGAACTCAGGCATCCTGACGCTGATCCTGTAGCGGCGGCAAAAATCCGTGGCGACAGCGGAGCAAGTGTTCTTAACTGGATGCAGCGTACTAAAGAGATTGATTCTCAACTTGCAACAAAGAAGATTGACAGAGAGAACGGCCTGATTCAACGTGGCGCTGTGTATCAAGAACAGCAGCATCAATTCTGGGCAGATGCGCTTCCTACGCATAGTGGTTTTTTAAATCAGGCTACTTCGTTTGTGGTCGAGCAGGCTGGCTCAGCACCAGCGTTTGCTGCTGTAGATCTCGGCGGAACTCCGTTTGAAGCTATTGGTAAAACCACAGGTTTCACAGAAGCGTTATCTAAAACTCCTGCTGGACGTAGGATGATTTCTTATCTTACCGCCGGTGCTGAAGGAACAGCTTACGGAGTCTTAACTAAGCCTCAAGATAATCCAGCTCAGCATCTTAGAGATGGACTTGATTTTATGGTCTTTCACGGACTTTTTGATGTTACCGGTGTCGGTACTCGAAAGCTTATTGATATGTTTCCTTCTGGTTCTAAAGAACTAGAACGTCTAAAGCGTCAACAAGATAGAGTGATGCTTTCTTGGGAGAAGAATCAAAAACTCGCGACGCCAGCAGAGAAGTACGATGCTCATGTAGGAAGAGCCGCTAATGCGCTCGTAGCCGTAGGCATGAACGGACTTAGAAGTATGGACGTAGATGGTTTACAGCATCTCGCCGAGACTGAGAGAATGTCTTCTGAAGAACGAATTGCCTATGAGCATAGACTTCTAACCGAACACAAAGATGGTGCTGCTCGTTGGACTGGGCCAATCGCTACAGCTAATTTTGTTCGTGACCTCTTGGGAGATAAGAAACTATCTGAGGTAAAACCAGGCAGTTCAGAAGAGAAGCTTATTAACGAAAGGCTGCAAAAACTCTCTCTTGACGCCGCTGGAAAAGCAAATACTAAGACTGATCTAAAAGGATCGTTTGAGGCAAAGGCCGAGAAGAATCTTCAGCAACCCTCGGCAAAACATACGCTTGATTATTATGTCAAACAGGTACAAGCTGATCTTGCGAAAGATCCTGGCGCTGCAGCACTTGTCAGTCAAGAGAAAATAATGAAGGCGGCACAGAAAAAGTATGCCGCTGATCTGGAGAAAGCTGCTAAAGAAGCTGAGGCTCAGACTGGAACTCCGAAGATTGTAAAAGCTCAAGACGCAGGAAAACGGCTAACGAAAAACAAAGCCGCTATGACTCTAAAGACTCGTACACAAGATACTGTCTCTGGTCGAAGCGTCTCAGTTTCTCCGGACTGGAACGTGTATCTAAAGAATGCTAAGCAAGTAGCCAAGACAAAAGGACAGTCTTTGACTGAGTTCTTTAAAGGCATGGATGAGCGTGATTTTATGGAAGATGCGGCGCAGCACTTTTATCCCGACACACTCAGAGACGCAGGCGTATGGTTTGAAGGAATCGGAAAGTATGGAAAGGATCGTAAGCTTATCGAGAAAGCTTCTGAGCAGCCTTTCAGTGGCGCTTCAAATCCTAACTTCCTAGCTTTCATGCACAATTACTCTAATCAAATGCCTAAAGAGTTTCGTGAAGCTCTAAAAGAACATTTGATTAACACGACCAAAGTCCAGAAGAACATGCATGGTCGTCGTTTGACTGATCCACAGATTACATATTTTGCAAAGAGTATGTACAATCACGTGGATAACTTTCTCGGCTCTGGCCGCTGGCCGAAGGAGTCTCATATCTTTCGCAGCTCTCAGGATAACATGTGGGATTCTACCGAATGGCAGCGTGATCTTTTGATGGAGAAAGTTATCCAAGAGCAGAAGAATCTTATGAGTGCTTTCTCAGGTGATAAGAAGGCTCAGTCTTTAGCTCTTGCTACTCATGCTAAGCTTTCTGACTTTAGGCTTGAAGCTTTCGATCTCGGCGCCAGCGATCTTAGCAGTCCTGATGCTGTGAGACATTTCGATGATAAGATCGCCGATCTCCAAACTAAGACAGGCAAATTTGAAAGGTGGAACTTCTAATGGGAGCTTTTGTTGCTGACTTTCTTTCAAAAGGTGCCGAGAAACTCGGCGACAAGTTTGACAGCATTGTAGGCAGAGCTGCATCTTCTACAATGGGTAAGGGTGTACTTAACATCTGGGGAAACCAAAAATGGGAGCTTAGTCTTACTGATGGTGGCAAAGCTGTCGAGCAGATGCATAATGACTACATCAGGATTCACGATCAGACGCTCGATGCAGAAACATCGAAGCTTATAGCTATTAGAGAATGGCATTCTAATGATGCCGCAGCACGAAAAGCTGTTCCTGTAGATGCCTCTATTAATCAATATCACGCCCATGCTGTAGCAACTAATCATCCTGTGCAGAACATCACTAGTGCTATTGTCGATGCTGGCGATGGAAAACTGACGCAGCAAGAGCTTATGCTTAAGAATCAGCAAATTGCTCGTCTGACTGGTATAAACGGTTCTTATGGCGAGCATTATGAAAATGCTACGCCGATCATAGCTTCGATGTTAAAAGATAAGAATCCAGATGTGGTTAACAACGCGCATCGAGTAGCAGATATAATAAGTAACCAAACTCGTGATACGTGCATGTTCAAAGATCACACTGGAACAAATACTCCGCAATCGTCAGCAAAGAAGTTCATGAACCAAGCTTTCAACAAAGCTAACAGGTACGCTGACGAAGGTGACAAGAAGATTCCTCTGCTAAGCACAGAACCAACCTATACGCCGCAAACATCCGCCGAGAGAACCGCTCATCGTGTAATGGATACGATGCTGATACCTTTTGTGGCGCTTCCACATATAGGACAGCTTTTCAATGTTCCAGCATCTTCTCCTCTCAGGGCAATGGGAGCATCGTTATTGCGTCTAAATGAAGATGAAATGCACAAAACTGTCGAAGCTGCTAGCATCACAGCCTCTACAACATGGAGTGCTCTATATAGAGATATTCTTGGTGAGACTGGTAAGGTTGCAGAATGGACACACAGTCCGACAGTGGGAAAGATTCTAGCACGTACTATTCACCAACCTGGTTTTTCGTTTGTACGACGCGCACAACTTAATCTTGCTGGTTCTGTAGGTTTTCACTCGGCTATCTACTGGGCACATAATTTTGCTGAAGACGGCAGCAAAATAGCCAAGGCCAGACTTGAAGAAATTGGAATCGATCCTGCTGAAGTTCTTGCTCAAAAAGGTGAGCTTACCGAGGCACAACTTCAGAAAGGTGTGTATCATTACACAAATAATAGAATGTTCTTCAACAAAGGTATTGATAATTCTTTGTGGCAGAATCGCAACGTCTTCACACGTGCTGGTTTTATGTATCACTCGTTCGTAAATTCACAAGCATCGTTTATGAAACGTGAACTCATGCTGATGGCACGGTCTGGAGATATTAAAGGAATAGCTCAGTATGCTGGTACATTAGGTATACTTTTTCCTATGGTAGCGCCGTTGATCGGTGGAGCCGAAGTTATGCTTCGTACAGGTTCTCCAGTTCAAGGGATAGCACATGCACAACAAAACTACAGTCAACTCTTTGACCCTGACTCTCCTGGCGCTTGGCTTAGTAACTACTTTGACTTGCTTTCTCATCTTGGAGCCGCCGGCGTCTACTTTAACTACATCAACGCAATTAAAGCGAATCGTCTTATGAGTGCTGTGGCTGGTCCTTTGGCTGGAGCAGCTACTACAGATATAACAGATGCTTATCATGCAGCGTTTCAACCCACAAAAGCTGGGGAACATGCTATTGATCCTTTGATGCGAGATGTACTGAAGCAGACTATTCCTGTTGCTGGAAGTGCGCTCGCACATACGTTTTTTCCAACCACCGCAGAGTCTAAGCAGTTTGGCGGTGCAACCACAACCAACAGATCTCGCCGTCACATAGGCAGAAGGAGGGCTTACTAATGTCAGGACAATCCGCAGGACTTTCACTCAAAGAAGCAAAAGCAATGCAGGAGCGTGTACAGCAAGCAGGAAACCACGCACAGCATCACGGCGCCAACAGTGGTGACAGTGTTCACAAGAAAAAGACCGGCCACACTGATCAATACGCTATGCCAGAGAACTGTCACCAGTAACAATAACCGATGCAATGAAAAGGAGCAGGAAAATGCCTATTACACGTACTAACTTTGATCTAGGGGATCAGGAAATTCCCCTAGATGCTTTCCAAGAAATCAAAGAGCGACAAGAATGTGATCCTATTCCACAGGGTATATCTATTATCCGAGGATGGGGTTCTGGTTTTCCAAAACACGTTCTTATTGTCAGAGTAGGAGATAGGAAACTCTACATCAAAATTCCTCTCGATGGAGAGAATATTTCCGTAGAGTATGCTGATTTTGGTTTTTGGAGAGGTCAGTATAAAAGAGTAAAACTTCCTAAACCTTCTCTGGTCTATCTGATCCGTGAATTAATCCATGTTAAGTGGGTATTTTTCTGGAAGAAAATGTATTACAAAGTAGCTTTTGGAGGTTAGCATGAAGATAGCGATGTCCTCGTACACCGGCATGGGAGCATGGTTCGTCCTGCGTCTTATGGCAGAAGGCCATGATGTAGATTACTACTTGTCCAAATCTGACTACGAGGATGTTCTTGGGGGACTTATTCCGTCCCCCAAGAAGCTATCGCTAGATCATCGCAGAACGGTGGCTGGATATGGGTATCCGTCGTATAAGGGTTATGATCTTTCGTTATTCGATCTCACTGGCAAAGCTAAACAAGCAGATGCTTCGAGAGCAGAAACGCCGACGTTAGGAGATGGAACGTTTGAACACATACTTGAGGATGACAGAGAAGCTGGACTTAAGGCTATGAAAGACTGTGGTATCAACGTACCGCCGTATACCAGATTTAACACACCCACTGAGGCTAAGGCTTTTTTACGTAAGAATGACCGACCGTATGTATTTAAACCTTTTACAGAAGGAGGCCAAACTCAGGACACCGCCACAACCTACGTTGCTAAAAGCGCGGCTGATCTGGTTGAGTTTATCGACACTTTGTGGGATGCTGCTAAGCATGCTCCTTTTATCTTACAGGAGTTTGTTAAGGGACAGGAGATTGGGATAGAAGGATTTTTTAATGGGACGGACTTTTTTCTTCTGACAGGGACATTAGAGGAGAAAAAGTTTATGAACGACAACAAAGGACCGAATACAGGGTGTTCAGGGAATTTGATTTTTGCGTTGTCCGAGGAGTCGAGGATTTATAAGGAGGGATTAAAGAAAGCGATTCCGTTTTTACAGGCGATGAACTTTAGAGGTATCATTGATCTTAACTCTATTGTTACAGAGGATAAGATCTATGCCTTGGAGTGGACGCCGAGGTTTGGTTATCTGTGCTGTCCTACGATAGCTACGCTGTATGGTCACGGTTATGGTGACTTGCTCCAGAAAATCGCTTCTGGTCGTACTCCTGAAGTTAAATGGACGGCGCCGTTTGGAACCTCGGTCACACTATCTATTCCGCCGTATCCGACAGAGCTTCGACTACCTAAAGCCAAGGACGTACCAATCGAAGGACTTGATCCAGAGGATCTTGAGCAACTTGCAAGTACATACATGTTTGATGTAATGCTTGCAAAGAACAAGAAGAAACTTATCACAAGCGGCAACTACGGCTACATCTGTGCCCCGATCGGTATTGGCTCCTCTATTGAAGAAGCTTCTATGCGCTGCGACAATGCTGTGAAAAAGATTCACATCCCAAACATGCAGTATCGTACTGACATTAACAAATCAACTCTCAAGCGGTATCAGTTTCTTGAGACTAACTGCTGGCTCTAGGAGGGCCGTATGAAAAAACTACTTGCTTTGCTAGGAACGCTGCTCTGTATGGGCAGCGTTTCTTTTGCTCAAACTACCACAGTCTCAGGAACTGTAATTGATAGCGATGGTACAACGTGGACGAACGGCACGATCTCAGCACAGTTTGTACCTAATCCTTCGCAGCAGAACATCAGCATCTACAACATTAACGGAGTTCCTCTTTCGCAAGCTGTAACGACTCAAGGACCGATCTCTCTTGGTGGCGCTGGAACGTTTTCGTTTAGTGTGTATCAAAATGCCGCTATCACACCTAGTGGAAGCACATGGCAGTATACAATCTGTCCTAATGCTTCTACGAAATGTGGTGTTTTTACTATAGCGGCTGTCGGTAGCACTCAGAGTCTTACTTCTATGATACCTGCGATTATCCCAGCGCCAAGGTTTTTAGCTGTAGCTGGAGCTTATGGATATGCTGATATAGAGACAATCAATCAGCAGCCTGTGGGTGGGACATATTGGAATACGAGTGCTTCGTGTCAGAAGTATTATAACAGCTTAAGCTGGAACTGTATAGGTACAGTTGGAGGCGCTGTGATTGCTGTTACTGCCTCGGCACCTATCGTTTCTAGCGGTGGCACAACACCTAACATCACTTGTACGACCGCAGGCACTTCAACTACCGGATGTATCAGTTCAACTGACTGGAACACGTTTAACAACAAACAAGTCGCCCTTGGTTTTACGCCATACAATGCTACAAATCCTGCTGGCTATATTACCAATTCTGTGACTACGCTTCCAAGTCTTACAATCTCTAATACTCAAGTCTCTGGACTTGGAACAGCTTCTACACATCCATACACAGATTTCGAGGCGGCGCTTGGAAACCCTGCATCTACAGGTTACGTGCTTTCTTCTACTACTCTCGGTGTTAGAAGTTGGGTGCCGCAGAATGTAGGTATTTCTTCAATTAACGGCGGTACCGGAGCTTATACGTTTAACGGTCCTGTGGTAAGTTGTGTTGGTACAACTTGTACGTTCACTGATGTTAATCCTGGCACAGTTACAACCGTTGGGCTTGTTATGCCGTCGATCTTCACTGTCATAAACAGTCCTGTGACAACAACAGGCGCTTTGACAGCTTCTTTGAATAGTCAACAACAGAATCTTTTTCTTGCTTCTCCAAATGGTTCAAGCGGTGTTCCTACGTTTCGTGCTATTGTAGCAGCAGATGTACCAATTTTGAATCAGAATACTACAGGCACAGCAGCTAATGTGACTGGCACAGTTCTTGTAGCAAACGGCGGCACCGGCGCATCGACAGCGGCAGGCGCGTGGAACAACATCACGGGGGGAACGGACAATGGAGCGTCCGGCGGAGCCAATGTTAAAATCGTCCCTGGCTCGTTTACCGCGCCTTCCGGGGTGTACGCTGGCACTAGTGTTACCAACGGAATTCCGGGTATTATCGGGGGTGGATTCGCCGCCGGGGGGACTAGCGGCAGTGTGATCCAGAATAAGAATGCGGCGGGCTGCGCAAGCACGGAATATGCAGCATTGAACGATCTGACAACCGGAGCGCACGATCACTATTCAAGCTTCGGAATCAACAGTTCTATCTTTAGTTGCCCA